GCAATAGATTTGAACGCATCGTGCGCCATTCCCGCCGCGTTATCGAACCAGCCGTTAACCGTTAAGGTTGAATCGCCTAGTCCAATAATTCGCTCCGCTGCCGATTTTGATAATGGCGTGACATCCAATAACGTCTGAGTGCTTCCAATACCTGAAAGCGCGTTCACGTCAGTGTTTAGGTCGTAGCCGTTTGCGTAAATTCTTACGCCGAGTCCACTAGTTTTCGCCATCTAGATCTCCGTTCTCATCTACTTCAGCAATTAAGCCGTCTTTGATTAGTTGCTTAATCGTGGTGGCTTTGATGTCTTTGAAGTCGTAATTTTTACCCGCTTCGTAATCTGTATCACCCACACTAATTCCAACGATGGCGCGGTACTTACCCACATCGATGAATTGCCCGTTGTCGCTTCGTCTTTTGGTCATGGAACGATACTCATTTCTCCATAGATTTCAACTTCGAATCCAATGGTTATTGTGCGATAGACATTGCCGCCTATTTCTTCAAATTCAATTGACGCTTCGGTTGGGTTTGAGTCTGTACAGTTGCCCGACAAATTTGCGTCACCCCGTAGAGCTGTTTTAATATTTACAATCGCGTCCCACACTTCGGCTTCAATTGTTTCTCGAACGTCTGGTGATTCAACCATTCGCCAGTAGCAACGGATCGAAAATGTAGCGACTGTAGACGCGTCGCCAAGCGTGGTGAATAGTTCACTGTGATCTTCTAGCCAGAACGCCGCTACAGGCGTTGTAGGGATGCTTAAAGGTTCTCCTTGATACACCGCAGCAAATGTTGGGGAGCTTACGCCACCAATGAGCGAATCAATCGTTGAAAGGACTCCTGAACGGCTCATGTGTTTGCCTTCACAATTCCAACGCCAAGAATCTTTGCAATCTTTTTCTGCTTGCTAAATTTTGACATTGTTTTTCTGAACATGTGATAACCCTTGAAACTGGTCATCGTGCCCCATCGTGGATGACGTCCGCCTTCTTCAATCCATCTGGTGTACGGCACGTTCTGACTTGGATGGCCGCGTGAGGTGTCAATAATTACTTCAGACTTGCCGTTTTTAAAAAACTTAGATTCACGCCATGTAACTGATTTTCTTAAGTTGCCTGTGATGTAACCGTGATTTGGATACAACTGACGTTGCACATCTTTTACCATTGCGTCGCCTGTTTTTTTCATGGCTGCTCGCGTGCCTTTTTTTGTGTTCTTTGGGTTGTCTTTCAACGGCCCGTCTAACGTCACTTTGAGCGTTGGTACATTTGATGGATTGGCGGCTAGTCTGCGCGGCATTAAAACACCACCCCAGCATTAGCAGTATGAGCGCGATAACGCGATAATTCTTTCAATGTGTTCTTGGCTTCGTTGACTGGAAATGCCAACGCAACATCACCAGAGCCAAACGCATCTTGAACACCCATGTCTCGGTTTCGATATTCGATTCGCGCAAGGTCGAGACAGACTTGCATCACGTCATCTGGATAGGTGTACGCCACAACATCCACGCCAGTAAGATGAGTGGCCGCAGTCGTGCCGTGAACACCTCGAACGACGGTGAGGACATTTGTAGCGATTGATTCGACATACATTTGCTCAGTGCCAATTAAAATTGTGTTGCCTTCTGATAACGTCGCCCCCGAAGTTACCGTGACTGATGTGGCACTGGTGCTAGTGATAGCTCCGTTTAATGTAGTGGCCGATGACGTTGTATTTTGCCAACCAAACGTCCCGACGATCTCAAGAGTCTGTTGACCGCCATAGAATTGCTTAGCTGTATCTTCATTTAGCTTCAATTCATATTTCGGACTGCTGTTGTATGGCATCAAAAAATAATCATTCGTCGCGCCTGATGTAAGTGTTTCGTTATCAGTTCGCGCGGTTTGCTTGTAGGCTGTAACTGACGTTAACGCAGTAGTCCAAGAGCCTAACGGAATAATATTCACCACAGTCGATTGAGGCGCAAGCGAATTAATCGGCAGCGTCAATCGAGGGTCGTTGCGTAAGTAGCTACCTTTGCCAATATCCCAAACACGAGTTTCAATGTATGGACCCCAAGTGTTAAGGCCATCGCCGCCAATATAATCATCCATCCTACGACTGGCAGTTTGCAACATGCGACGAAGCACCACAGTATCCGCCGTCCAGTTAGACGAGTACGAAGTGCCCGCGAGATAATCCCGCAAGTTTGCGACATTGGCGTATGTGTGGTAAATCGTCGGCATTGTTACCTACTTATTTTCATCGGCTGTACTGGCATCCTTTTTGGATTTTGCCTTAGCTGCTTTTAATACTTCAAACGCATAGCTGTAGTCATCGATGATGGCTTGTGCTACGTCGTACTCTTGTCCGACATCAAAAGCAACTTGGCTGCCTTCAACTGCTACGGGTTCGATACATCTGACCTTTGGCATAATGTTCTCCTTTTATGTTGGGGTAGGACTGAGGGTATACTTTCTCAGCCCCACCCCGATTACTCAAAACGCTTAGGCCATTTTGAGGATTTTGAAAGCTGTTGGAAGAATGACCTCTTGGTCGTTTCTTTCAGTGGCCAGAAATCCAATCTGGCCTGTGCCCAAATACAGCTCGTTCAATCTGCGTATTGTGCGTCCTTCACGCCTTACAAGTGCAAATTGGTTCCAGTCTCCAAGAATGGCAACTTCGTTTCCAGTAGCTAGAGTAGTAGCTAAGTTGGTCGTGTTGTCATTGTTGATAACTGGCTTGCCCATCAAATTGGAATATGGGTCTTGCGCGAGGTCTTGAATACCTCTTGCACCCGATCCCGTTATTTGAATTCCCGCAATGTCGGAACTGATTGATGATGGCATAACCCATCGACAATTGTCTCCTCGATGCTGTGCAGGCACTGCCGCGTAGATGTCGAGCAAGTCCTGAGCGACTAAAGCTGCGGCAGCAGCAGCAGTCACATCAGCAGCAGTTGAAGCTAGAACCACGTTAGTGATTAAGACATCGATGTTCTGGCCGAACGCTGTATCAAATAGCTCAGATACAATCTGTGGCATATTCGAAGCCGAGTCAGCAAGCAACTCTTCAGTTACACGAGAGAGCACACCATACTTGACGATGTTGAACGCAACGCCAGTAAAGGTCGGAGTCTGTTCCGCCCCCGTGATAGCGCCAGATTCTGCAATTACGCTAACTGACACACCGCCCACAGTTGGGATGGTTCCTGAATCTGTACCTACTGTGAACAGTCGACAGTTTGGAGCAATTTGATTTCCAAATGCACCGCTGTTAATGACCGTGTCTGGCTCAGTGTAACTAGGAACCGTGAAGCCTCCATCAGCGTTAGTTGTCTCGTTCAATATTTTGACGTAATCAGCTGGAGCCGATTTTTCAAAAGCTGCGTCTGAACTAGATCGCATCCATGTTTCGAATGCTTTCTTGTACAGCTGTTCTTCAGCTTTTTTGTTTTCACCCATGTGCTGTCGAACCCATACAGGCTGAGCAGCAGCAGGCAATTCTTTCAGCCAACCAGATGGCTCAAAGTCTGCGTTGATAGCTGAGTTCCCAACAGAACCACTTGAACGAACGTCGTTCACGGCCCATGCTTTCTGATCTTCGACACTTACTGGCAATACGTTTGTTGGCATATCAATCCGAGCCTTTAGATCCTCGAACCCACGTAGGGCTTTTGTCTCTGACTCAGCTTCATCCATAAGACCCGCAGCTTTATCGATAAGCTCGTTGGCTTCGCGTGTCTTACCTTCTTCAATTAGTTTCTCTACGTCACTGTGTAAACCAGTAGCGTAAGAAATCTTTTCACTCGCGTTCATTTCTGAACCTTTCACTATTCGCTTCTATTTAGTAAACGGAATCCAAGTTGCCGTGCTCGTAGCTCGGTCAGCTTGGCTTGTACTTGTTGACGCTGTTCATCTGTCGATGGCACAAATGATTCTGTCACTAGAACCACATCGTCATCGGCAGCGAGATCGTCATCATGATCCGTTACTTCTTTAATTGAGGCAGCTTCATCTTCATAGTTGCGCCGCCGCCGTCTGCGCCCCATTTCTTCTTCAGCACTTTCCGCTCCAAGTAGTTCTGGCGCGTCAATGCCCGCTTCGTCTAGATGTCGCCGCAAGTGTCGGTAGACTCCCGCGCGATCTGATTCTGGTATATCGGTTCCACCCCGTGCCCCGTTAAGGGCCGCAATGCCTGCTCGACATGCTCGAATGTTTGCGTCGCCCACTCCGCCGTCCCAAACATGATGAGGGAACTTGTATGAGCTTTTTGATGTGGGGTTTTCGTCTGCGTCCACGTAGGCAAACATTTGCCTGAGAGTGGTGCGGCTTGCGTCGGTGGGAATAGCTGCCACAGTTCGAGGACCGTTCCAAGCTGAATCTGTCGTTGCGGTTGCTCGATACGGAATAGCAGCTTTGTCATCTTTCGCGCTAATGGTTGTGGTGTTTGGAGATGCGCCACGAATCACGGATGAGACTTCTACCCAATCAACGTCCTTGATTAATCGAACGGCGTTGCTGCCCTGTTGAATAAGCTCGGCTCCACCGTCAGGGATATTAAACCCGACCGACCATTGATCTACATAACCGCCTGACACATTTGAAAATGCTTCGCGGCCTATTTGCGTGTCGAGGTTGAATTGGATTCTGTTATACAGTCTGGCAGTGCCATCACCCGCTTGAACTGAATGAGCGTTTAATACTTTGCCGATAATCTTGCTTGAGTCATGACCCGCCAACACACTGACAGGCATGTTCATTAATATAGAATTATCGAACGCGCTTGGATCGATAACATCCCCATCAGCGTCAATCTCGCCCATTGAGTTCACAAACGCTTCGACAATGCCTTCGGCAGAATCTAAAACTTTAACGTCAGTCAATATATGTGTTTTATTCTCCACTAGATACTCCTACTTCGATAATTTTGTTGTGTTCGATAATTGCGCCTAGCTCGTTCGCGCCGTCTGGTATGAAATCGGGTTCACCGACATACCAAGTCAATCGCCCGTTTGGATGGTCGATAATGTCGTAGGGCTGATCGCGTTCGACGCTGTACCACTGAAGATGTCGTTGGCTGCATGTCCGACCAAACTTGTCGCCCGCTGGCACATACTTGTCATCTCCACCATCGGGGTCGTACGCCTGAACCCATTGTGTGTTCGATTCTTCAGCGTAGGCAATCGTCCCGCCGTTTTGAGCTTTCGCCATTTCGGTGCGTGCTATTGCTGCGGTTCTGTTCTTATAGGTTTCTCTTGTGATCTGCCGAACACCTTTGAACCCGTCATCAGCTACACCGTTCGCAAGTTGCGCAGTAGTGTATCCGCGTTCAGTCGCTGTCATAATTGCTTCGCGTAATCGCTTCTGGGTGTAGCCAACTATTTCTCTGGCTCTTGCAGATGGCTTTGCCATAACTCTCTCGATGCCCATAGATTTAGGATTGAACTTTAGTGGA